AAGATGTATAACTTCCTGAAGCTACACCTGATAATTCAAAAGTATTAGTAGTTTTATTTGCTACAGTAAATCTTCTTCCATTGACTTCCGTCATTCCAACAACACTATTAATCCAAACGTGATCTCCATCTGTATATCCGTGTGAACTTGAAGTAACGACTGCTGGATTTGCACTTGTAATTCCTGTGATAGTTTTTGATGCTTCTACAATTTGGCCATTATCTTTATAAAATCTAATATATAAATTACCAAATTCTAAAATATAAGATTGTGTTACATTAAATTCAAAAGGAATTAATCTTGTAGAATTTGCAGAATTTTTTACTTCACCAACAAATCTGCTACCAAATCTACGACTTGTACCTCCTTGTGGAAATACAGTCATATTCTCCATCGTTGCTACACCATTATTATATTTTTTAAAATCAACTTGACCAGCAAGTTTCGGTGTTAATTCTCCAGCAGTAAAGTTTGTTTGAAAAGGATGTACTCTCGCCATTATGCTTTCCTAAAGTCAGTAAATGTATCAGACACAAGATCATCAATAAATCCTTCTTGGCCATCAACACTTCTTGCTTCGGAAAGTTTTTGTTGAAAGAGTTTCTGCATCTGGTCTTGTAATTTGACACTATTGGTTACAGGATATGCAAGGTCTACAGCTAATTTAGCAGTCAAAACATCTACGAACATAGAATCGAATTGTGCTGTATCTGTAACCTTTGCTATGTAAAGAATTTTAGCTGTACCTTCATTAGTAAGCAGAACCCTACCTTGTGAAGGATAGTGTTCGATTTTAAAAATATAATCTTTATATTGCATTTCTAAAACCCTTAAACAATACGGATCAGTTGGTAATGCGTATTGGTAAGCATATTCGTATGCAGGTGTATCTGAAAGTTGTGCTAAAGTTGCCCGTGTTACGGCAAAATTCCAAGGATGTGATCTTAAAACTAAATCACGGGATGGTACATAAAAAGAATTACATAATCTTGCTCTTTCTGTATCATCTGTAAGTGCTGTAATCGGGTCATCGCCCAATCTACGTAAAGCATTTGAGCAAATAGAAACTTCTGTTGCCATAATTCCTTATAATATCAAAAGGGCGACCATAATTCAATATGTATCGCCCTTTATTTCTTTTTTGTGTTTAGATTAGTCTACTGTGTATAGACAGACCAACGTAATGTCACCAGCGACAGCAGTTCCTGTTGCCGACATAGTAACAGCGATACGTAAAGGAACTTTCGGATCTTCTGAAATTCCTCCATCTTCCCAGACAAAGTTAGCTATAGTGTTTATATTACGAACTTCAATTAGCTGTTCTTCTGCACCTGTTGCAGTAGTAGTTGCTGCTCGAAATGCTGTTGAATCAGTTGCATAGCAATCCTCATCAATTACAGCACCAGCGGCAACTGTTGTGCCGCTAATCGTATAGGCCTGTGGGCCATTATATAAGCCGAGATTGTGAGTACCAGACCCACTATTTAAATCGTCATTATATATTCTTAAACTAACTATTTTTGCGTTTGATGGTACTTGACCTAAAATGATAACATCATCATCATCAAGATCACCTGTACCTACAGCAATCGTATCCATCCAAACACGCAGTTTTCCTCCTGCACTAGCCGCTTCGAGAGTATCTCTTGGCGTATTGTCAAGTTTTGTGATTTCCACACTTTTAACTGTTGCCATATTATATCTCCTTATTCGTTAGCAGCTATCTCTACCATCTTTTCTTCTTCGATACGAGTTGCACCGATTGTCATAGATAGAAATACCTGTGTTGCATAGTTCTTATCAGCACGTTCAGATATTTTTGTAGTTATATCTGCTCCTACTGCAAGTCCTATTGCTGATTTTGTAAACGCTAAACATTGTCGAGATGGTGTACTGTCTTGTCCTAATCGTTGTGACTGAATAAATTTAAAACCTAAATAGGTATCAATTTGTCCAGCAGCTAACGCTTTTACAGTAGCATAATCGGATGAAGTGACTTGTGTTACAGTCAACAGATCAGCAATCTGACCTGCCGCACATACCACGAATCTTTGTTCATCTGGATCAACATCTGCTGCATCTAATACTTCTTTAGCACTTAAAAGTTTTGCTAAAGTTAGACCGCCAGAAGCGTGTACTACTTTTTGACCTGATGGTAAAGAAACTGACGTTCCGCCAGCAACTCCACTATAAGCCGTTCCAGTAGCAGCAGCGATAATTGCATCATCCATAGCTCTACCCATAGCCCACGCACCAGCAAGTGCATATTCAGACGTTGGGGAAATTAATAGTCTAACTTTATCTTCGTTATCTATTAAATCTGCCCAGTCGTAATCGTCAAGTGATACTTTTCTTCTAGAGTGGGGTGTATCCATTCTAGGTGTATCAGAATGTCGAGAAGAACGCTTCTGTGCTGCTGTTGAGCCGATTCTTTCAAAAAAGTGTGCTTTACCAGTAACTGTTTCAGTTCGGACAGCATCTCTTAATCGAGAACCTTTTTGTTGAGCTAGGTGTAATACATTTGCTTTGTACTGTTCAACGAAAGCCGTTGTTATTTGTACAGACATATTATCTCCATAGTTTTACAAAGTTGAAGAATAGGGGTCGAATAGCACAATGCTGATTCAACATATTCCATTAAATCGGCTTTTGTCCTTTCGGGAAACCTTATCGTAAGACGATACGATCAATCGAATGTTTAAAGCCGATTATGGCTACCTATTCGTTCTCCTATGAAGGGCGAATTTTGATACAACAATTATAACAGATAATTTATTTAATTACCATAAACTTTTTCGTGTAATTGCCTTACTTGTTCTACAGCATTTCTATGTTCTGGATGCCCAGCATTATGATAAGGATGTTTTGCATCTGAATATATCTTTTGAATATCTCCTTTAGCATCTATTGGTGAAACAGCTAATTTATTATTTTGTGTATTTTTAGCCATTTCTTCCGTTATATCCTCACCTAAACGTGCAAATAATCTAACAACAGATGGATGATTACCTGCTTCGGTATCTAAAAGTTCCATCAATTCGTTATCTGCATATACAGACATTGCTCGTCTTGCTGATCTAACCTTATTATCATAGTCATAACCCCATTCTTTATGCAATGCTTCTTCTGTACTTTTCTTTCCTAAAGTCATTTCTGAATTACGTCTTTGATTTTCAAAATCAACAGATTTGACTTGAAAGTCTATCAATGCTTTAGCTTGATCGTTATTTAACCCAATTTGATGGGCAACATTCTTAAATTGTTTAACAGATTCTTCATTAAAAAATTTAGAGTGTGTTTCAGGAATAGCGAAATTATACTTTTCAGAAGTTTCGGGTCTACCTAACTTTGTATATAATTCAGCCCTTTCTTCATCTGTTTTTGGTATAGGTATTCTACTCCCTATCATTTTTTGCTGGTGAACTAGTGTATTAGCCGCAGATTCTAAATCTTTAATATTTTGAATTGTTGGATTGTTTTTCAATTCATCATTTAAAGATGATCTCCAGTCTTGATTTTCACTAGCACCAGACCCAAGTATAGTTTTTTCTTCTATTACTGGGTTGTCTTGTACTGTGGTCGTTTGTTCGTCAGCCATTTATTTTCTCCTCTAGTAGATTGATAATACGAATGATTACCGATCTTTGTCCTTCTCGATAAGCCATTTCGTTGGAATCCTTTGAAAAAGAACTCCGTTTATAATAAGCTGACTTTAAATCAGCTATTACTCTTTCTCCTTCTTTAGAGCCAAAAGTAATTCCGTAATCTCTTTTTAAACTTTTTATTTGTTTTTCAAAATCAGGTGCTGCCATTTTGTAATCTATATTTTTTATCCCAAATTTCTTTTTGTGTCAAATCTACTTCATCTTCTTTTCGTTTATTTCGAGAATCAATCTTATCCACATCTATCATTTCAACTAGAGCATACCGACACACTTTAGGGGTCATTTCTCTCCAAGGCCCTGTTGCTCCCCATTGAAAATGTAATAAATAACGTGGTTCATCATAGATTTCTAATCTTGAAATATCAAAATCAGATAAGACACCAGCAAAACTTTCGTTACCTTTATTATCGTTCCATCCCATTTATTGAATTGATCCCGATCCATTTGAATTACTAGGATCATATGGGCCTT